ACCCGAACGCCGATGGCGGGAAGTTGATGGCACGCCGGATGGCTTCAGTAATTAACGGCCTGTAGGGCAGGGAGAATAAATGAGCGTAAAAAAATACATCGCTATTCTGACCCGTGCGGGAACTGAGGCAATGACTGCGGCTGCATTGAGTGGTGAGCCTGTTCGCTTTAGATTTATGGCGGTTGGCGATGGTGCGGGCGCAACACCAGAGCCAGACCCGGAAAGGACGAACCTGAACAATGAGGTGTATCGCTCGGAACTGAATCGGGTGGTTGTCGCCGATCAGGCTGCGAATGTTATTCGAACAGAAATGATTATGCTTCCTCAGGTTGGTGGGTTTTGGTTAAGAGAGGCAGCTCTTTATGATGAAGATGGCGTTTGCCTTGCTGTTGCAAATCTGCCTGAATCTTATAAGCCGCAACTATCTGAAGGATCGGGAAAATTGCATGCGGTTAATCTCTGGATTGCCGTAAGTAACACCGCCGATGTGGAGCTTAAAGCCGATCCGTCAGCCATTCTCGCTACGATTGAGGAAGTGACTAATGCAAAAAATGAGGCAAAGGATTATGCCGACAAGATTGCGGGCAAGCTGGATACGGATATTCAGCAGGTGATTGCTGATGCGATAACGGCGGCAAAGCGTGATTTCTGGGAAGATGATAACCCGGTGGGCACCACCCGCTTTTTTAACCAGAACCTCAATCCCAATGAGCGATGGCCGTGGTCTCAATGGGTGTACACCGGCGAAAATAAAACGATCCGCGTCGGTAAGGCTGACGGATCGGACGTCGGGCAGAGCGGCGGCAGCGATACCGTCACCCTCCAGCGGGCTAACCTGCCCGCTGTGCAGGTTGACGTCAGTGGCGAAACTAGCGAACTCCCCGGGCAGGAACTGACCACCAGGGAGGCAGGACGGCATAAACACAAAGGCGGAATGCTCGCCCCGGGTGAGGTCTGGGATGATAATTACATAGTCGGTTCGGATAACGACAGCCGCCGCACCAGAAATTATACGGATGAGGTGGCCGATCATAGCCATATTGTGGACTTGCCAGCCCACAAACACACGACCACTGGCAAAACCGCCAACCTCGGCGAGGGTAAATCGTTCAGTGTAGTGGAAGCCCACACCCTGCTGATGTGCTGGAGCCGCGTCGCCTGACCTGTGACGGTCATTCCTGTTGTACTGTCCCTGTTACAGCGGGGATGACTCGTCACCCTTTCCACCACGATTGAAAATAATGCTCACCCTTAACCACGGAGTTAAACGGATGAGCGATTTTCATCACGGCGTCCAGGTTGTCGAGATTAACGACGGCACCCGCGTCATTTCCACCGTATCAACGGCGATTATCGGCATGGTCTGCACGGCAAGCGATGCCGATGCCGCCACCTTCCCACTCAATAAGCCCGTACTGATTACCAGTGTGCAAAGCGCCATTGCGAAAGCGGGTACAAAAGGTACCCTGGCCGCATCCCTACAGGCAATTGCCGACCAGTCGAAACCGGTCATTGTCGTTGTGCGCGTTGCCGAAGGTACCGGCGACGATGCCGAAGCGCAGACTATTTCCAACATCATCGGCGGCACCGACGAAAGCGGCAATTACACCGGGCTGAAAGCGCTGCTCACGGCGGAGGCTGTTACCGGCGTGAAACCGCGCATCCTCGGTGTGCCGGGCCTCGATTCCCTCGAAGTGGCGACCGCGCTCGCGCCGATTTGTCAGAAGCTCCGCGCATTTGGCTATATCAGCGCCTGGGATTGCAAGAACATTTCCGAGGCGATGCTCTATCGCGAGAATTTCAGCCAGCGTGAGCTGATGGTTATCTGGCCGGATTTTCTGGCATGGGATACCACGGCGAACGCGACCGAGACCGCCTGGGCGACCGCCCGCGCGCTGGGCCTGCGCGCCAAAATCGACCAGGACACCGGCTGGCATAAAACTCTGTCAAACGTTGGCGTGAACGGTGTCACCGGTATCAGCGCGTCGGTCTTCTGGGATTTGCAGGAATCCGGCACCGATGCCGACCTGCTTAACGAGGCTGGCGTCACCACGCTCATTCGCAAAGATGGTTTTCGATTCTGGGGTAACCGCTGCTGCTCCGATGACCCGCTGTTCCTGTTTGAGAACTACACCCGCACCGCGCAGGTTATCGCCGACACAATGGCCGCTGGTCACATGTGGGCGGTCGACAAGCCGATCACTGCCACGCTGATTAAAGACATCGTTGCGGGTATCAATGCGAAATTCCGCGAGATGAAAACGGCGGGCTATATCGTCGATGCGACCTGCTGGTTTGATGAATCGGCCAACGACGCGGCGACCCTCAAAGCCGGGAAACTGTATATCGATTACGACTATACGCCGGTTCCCCCTCTCGAAAACCTGACGCTACGCCAGCGCATTACCGATAAATACCTGGCGAATCTGGTGTCATCGGTTAACAGCAATTAAGGAGCCCTGACCAATGGCAATGCCGCGCAAGCTCAAATATCTGAACACGTTTCTGGATGGCGTCAGCTATCTCGGCGTTATCGAGTCCGTCACCCTGCCTAAGCTGACCCGTAAGCTGGAAAATTACCGGGGCGGCGGGATGTCAGGCTCAGCCCCTGTCGATTTCGGCCTCGACGATGACGCGCTGGCGATGGAGATTTCCCTCGGCGGCTTCCCTGATGATGCGATCTGGTCGCTTTATGGTGCAGTCGGTACCGGGACGCTACTGCGCTATGCAGGCTCTTACCAGCGGGACGATACCGGCGAAACCGTGGCGGTGGAAGTTGAGACCCGTTTCAAGGTGAAGGAAGTCGATAACGGCGAGAGCAAACAGGGCGAGGATACCAGCAGCAAATTATCGTTGGTCTGCACGTACTACAAGCTGACCATGAACGGTAAAGAGCTGGTAGAAATCGACGTCCTCAACATGATTGAGAAGGTGAACGGCGTCGACCGACTCGACCAGCACCGCCGCAATATCGGCCTGTAATTTTTCCCCGGCCAGCATGTCTGGCCGGTTAACCCGGAATCCGTAAATAGTGAGAAACTCATGAGCAAAGAAAACATCGTCACCCTTGAAAACCCCATCAAACGCGGCGAGCAGGTCATCGAAAAAATCACCCTGATGAAGCCCAACGCCGGAACCCTGCGCGGTGTCAGCCTGGCAGACGTTGCGCGCTCTGAAGTGGATGCCCTGATTAAAGTGCTGCCGCGTATGACCAGTCCGTCTCTTACCGAATCGGATGTCGTCATGATGGATTTACCCGACCTGATGGCGCTGGCAACAAAGGTGATCGGTTTTTTGTCGCCGAATTTGGCGGATTAAATTTCCCGAAAGACATGTCGGTCGATGACCTGATGGCGGATATCGCGGTGATTTTTCACTGGCCGCCATCAGAGTTATATCCCATGAGCCTGACCGAGCTCACCACCTGGCGCGAAAAGGCGCTACAGCGAAGCGGAAACACGAATGAGTAACGACGTTAAATTGCAGGTATTACTCAAGGCTGTTGACCAGGCGACCCGCCCGTTTAAATCCATCCAGACAGCGAGCAAAACGCTGTCTGGTGATATCCGGGACACTCAAAAATCACTGCGTGAACTGAACGGCCAGGCATCCCGTATCGACGGGTTTCGCAAGGCCAGCGCGCAACTTGCCGTTACCGGTCAGGAGCTGAAGAAAGCTAAACAGGAAGCCGCCGCGCTGGCGATCCAGTTTAGAAATACGGAACAGCCGACGCGCGCGCAGGCGCAGGCAATGGATGCCGCCCGAAAAAGTGCCGCCGCGCTCCAGCAAAAACACAACAGCTTGCGGCAGGCCGTACAGCGCCAGCGGCAGGAACTCAGCCAGGCAGGAATTAATACCCGCACCCTGGCGGCAGACGAGCGTCGGTTAAAAACCAGCATCAGCGAAACGACGGCGCAGCTCAATCGACAGCGTGAAGCGCTGGCGCGGGTCAGCGCGCAACAGGCAAAGCTCAACGCGGTTAAACAGCGATATCAGGCCGGTAAAGAGATGGCCGGTAAAATGGCCGGTGCGGGGGCTGCCGGGGTTGGTATCGCGACAGCGGGAACAATGGCCGGGGTTAAGCTGATGGTGCCGGGCTATGATTTCTCATTAAAAAATTCTGAGTTGCAGGCAGTACTCGGCGTGGCGAAAGATTCCACAGAAATGACGGCTTTGAAAAAACAGGCCCGACAGCTCGGCGACAATACTGCCGCCTCTGCTGATGATGCCGCCAGTGCGCAGATTATTATCGCGAAAGGTGGCGGTGATGCCGCAGCTATAGCAGCCATGACGCCAGTAACATTGAATCTGTCACTTTCGAACAGAAAAACAATGGAGGAAAACGCGCAGCTGCTAATGGGGACAAAAGCCGCTTTTCAGCTCTCTAATGACGCGGCCGCGCATATTGGTGATGTTCTTTCAGCCACGATGAACAAAACCACCGCTGATTTTCAGGGGTTGAGTGACTCATTAAGTTACCTTGCCCCTGTGGCGAAAAATGCCGGGGTGAGTCTTGAGCAAGCCGCGGCGATTACTGGCACACTTCATGATAACAACATCAGGGGGTCAATGGCTGGTACCGGCGGTGCGGCTGTTATTACGAGATTACAGGCGCCAACAGGCAAGGCATACGATGCCCTCAAGGAGCTGGGTGTCAAAACCTCCGATAGAAAAGGCAATACGCGCCCGTTATTTACCATTCTGAAAGAAATGCAGGCCAGCTTTGAGCGGAACAAGCTCGGCACTGGTCAGAAAGCAGAATACGTTAAAACGATATTCGGCGAGGAGGCAATGAAGTCTGCCAGTGTACTGATGGCGGCGGCAGCCAGTGGAAAGCTCGATAAACTCACCGCTACGATAAAGGCCTCAGATGGTAAAACAGAGGAGTTGGTCAAGGTTATGCAGGATAACCTCGGCGGTGACTTCAAAGAGTTTCAGTCTGCTTATGAGGCTGTGGGTACTGACCTCTACGACCAGCAAGATAGCTCGTTGCGTCAGCTCACTCAGACAGCAACGCGATACGTGTTAAAGCTCGATGACTGGATCAAAAACAACAAGGAGTTAGCGGAAACTATTGGCATCATTGCCGGTGGCGCACTGGCTCTGATTGGCATTATCGGCGGCATTGGTCTCGTAGCGTGGCCGGTTGTCATGGGGATTAACGCCATTATTGCTGCCGCTGGCGTGATGGGTACCGTTTTTACTGTCGCTGGTAGTGCCATTGCGACCGCGCTCGGTGCGATCACATGGCCGATTGTGGCCGTCGGTGCGGCGATTGTGGCCGGGGCGCTGCTTATCCGTAAATATTGGGAACCTATCAGCGCATTTTTCTCGGGGGTGATTGAAGGCATCATCAGCGCCTTTGCACCGGTCGGGGAAATGTTCGCTCCACTGGCCCCCATTTTTGACGGCCTCGGCGAGAAATTGCACAAAGTCTGGCAGTGGTTTAAAGACCTGATTGCGCCAGTCAAGGCCACGCAGGAGACGCTCGATAGCTGCAAAAATGTTGGTATCGTTTTCGGTCAGGCTCTGGCCGATGCACTGATGTTGCCTCTGAATATTTTCAATAAGCTGCGCGGTGGCCTCGATGTCATTCTCGAAAAGCTCGGCCTTGTGAAAAAGGAGTCGAGCAGCATTGATGCAGAAGCATCAAAAGCGCAGTCGGTTGGTCAGGGCGGTGGCTATATCCCGGCGACAAGCTCACTTGGCGGGTATCAGGCTTATCAGCCTGTTACGGCTCCCGTCGGTCGTACCTACATTGACCAGAGCAGCCCAACCTATCAAATCAACATGCCGGGTGGCGCACCGGGCGGTCAACTCGGAAATCAGTTGCAGGACGCGTTAGAAAAATATGAACGCGACAAGCGAGCCAAAGCCCGCGCCAGCATGATGCACGATTAAGGAGGCGGATTATGATGCTTGCTCTTGGAATGTTTGTTTTTATGCGTCAGACGCTGCCCCACCAGACGCTACAACGCGATGCCGAATATCGATGGCCGTCAAATTCACGCGTCGGGAAACGGGATTCGTTTCAGTTTTTAGGGCCGGGTGAGGAGAAAATCACCCTGGCCGGGACGCTTTACCCGGAGCTCACCGGCGGAAAGCTGACGATGACGGCTATCCGCCTAATGGCTGACCAGGGGCGCGCCTGGCCGTTACTGGATGGCACCGGCACAATTTACGGTATGTACGTCATCAATAATATCAGCGAGACAGGAAGCCTGTTTTTTGCTGACGGAACGCCGCGCAAAATTGATTTTACGCTGACGCTCACCCGCGTGGATGAATCCCTTGCGGCGCTGTATGGCGATATCGGCGAACAGGCAAAATCACTGATTGGCAAGGCGGGAAATATGGCCTCGTCAGTGGCTGGCATGGTGGGGATTAGCTGATGCTCGATATGCTGAATCTGAATGCGGGTGGCGTACTGACGCCCGATTTTATGCTGATGCTCGACAGCAAAGATATTACCGGCAACATCAGTAATCGGTTGATGAGCCTGACCATGACAGACAATCGCGGATTCGAAGCTGACCAGCTCGACATTGAGCTTGATGATGCTGACGGGCTGGTCGAGCTGCCGTTACGCGGTGCCGTACTGACGCTTTACCTCGGGTGGAAAGGCTTTGCGTTGATTGGTAAGGGAAGTTTTACCGTCGATGAGGTTGAACATCATGGCGCGCCGGACACGGTGACAATCCGCGCCCGTAGCGCCGATTTTCGGGGGACGCTGAACTCACGTCGGGAAGAGTCCTGGCATGACAAGACGCTCGGCGAGATCGTGGCAGCGATAGCGACACGTAACAAACTGACGCCGAGCGTTATACCGGAGCTGGCCGGGATAAAAATTCCGCATATCGACCAGTCACAGGAATCGGACGCCAAATTTTTGACACGGCTCGCCGAGCGAAACGGCGGTGAGGTTTCGGTAAAAGCGGGAAAGTTGCTGTTACTCAAAGCCGGTCGCGGGGTTACAGCCAGCGGAAAGGCCATTCCGCAGGTCACGATCACCCGCAGTGATGGCGACCGCCATCAGTTTTCCATTGCTGACCGTGGGGCATATACCGGCGTTACGGCAAAATGGTTGCACACCAAAGACCCAAAACCACAAAAGCAAAAGGTTGCGTTAAAACGCAAACCCAAAGAGCAGCATTTACGCGCGCTACAGCACCCCAAAGCCAAACCGGTAACGAAGAAAAAAACGGTGAAGACGCCGGAAGCCAGGGAGGGTGAATACATGGTCGGTGAGGATGAAAACGTGTTTGCCCTAACGACAATTTTTTCAACCAAAGCGCAGGCCATGCGAGCCGCCCAGGCCAAATGGGACAAACTGCAACGTGGGGTTGCTGAGTTTTCTATCAGGCTGGCGACGGGGCGAGCAGACCTTTACCCTGAGACGCCGGTACAGGTTGCGGGCTTTAAGCGCGTCATAGACGAGCAATCGTGGACAATTACTAAGGTTATGCACTCTCTGAGCAATAATGGATTCACGACGAGCCTAGAGCTTGAGGTGAGGCTTACGGATGTTGAATACGAGTCAACCGAATAG